TTATCAAATTGCCTGAGCTGTTGGCTAAAATCAGAAATGATTTTGGCAACGAGGAACAGACGGAGCAGAAGTGGATTGCTCGACTTTCGAAGGTTCCGTTCCTTGTTCTGGACGATTTGGGGCAAGAGAAGATTAGCGACTGGTCCAAGAGTATCTTATTCTCTATCCTGGACAACCGCAATTGCACGATTATCACAAGCAATCTTGAGAGTAGTGCTGATATTGAGTCGGTCTACAATCAAGCAATCATGGATCGTGCTTGCAAGGGTGTTGACAAGGACCACGGGTTTAAGTTCGACGGGATGACTAGTATGCGGAGAAAGCATTTTTGATGAGGTGCGCTATGGTTGAATTAGTGAAATACGACAGCGATCAGCGTCAACGATTCCCGAAGAATTTAGACCGCCTTCGGAAAGAGCGAGGCTTATCAAAGAACAAGCTCGCTCGACGCTTGGGGTGGGCCTATAATACGATTACGGCTTGGGAACGAGGCGCACGTATGCCGAACCAAGACGCAATCGAGGATCTATGCTCGTTCTTTGGAGTGACCGAAACGGATCTTCTGGGTTCGCCCGTCAAGCTCCGGACGTTTGCCTATTATCACAAAGGCAAGCTCACGGCAACGGGAACATTGCACGAGATAGCAGACCAGACCGGGGCGAAAATCGAGAGCTTGCGAAGCCTATTGTCCAAATCGAAGAATCCCAAGGATGGATGGAAGACGTATCTCGTGGAAATCAAAGATGAGACTCGCTATACTATCGAATTTACGCAAACGTTCACGACCGACGAAATCGAACGGCACGGCCTCGGGTGGCTTCGAAACAGCCCGATTGCGGAATTTAAGGAGGTAAAGTGATGAAGAAACAAGAGTTGATAGAAAAAATTAACGCTATACCTTGGGACGAAGGTTTGGTCGTGGACACGCTCAAGATCAATCGGGCTGGATTGTTACAACTAATTGAGCAGTTAGACGAACCACAGAAAGTCACAATCCCGCAGTTTGTGGCGGATTGGATTGAAGTTTGTAAGGAACATCTTACAAGTTCTCTCTATCTTGCTATGACTCCAAGTTTTTTGAAAACAAATAACCAAGGTATTGAATTAACAGTATGGATCAAAAAGAACGAAGAAACATTCGCTCTAGCGTGGATTAATGGCTACGAGGTCGAGAAAGAGAAGCGGTATCGGGTGAAGATGAAAGGAATTGATAAAACATCTTATCTTAATCATGATATCTTAAAGAAAACGTGGTTTTTCAGCATTGAGCATGATGGTTTTACTGTACGAACCCACCACACCCGCAAAGAGCTGGAAGATGCTGGTTTTGGGGAAGTGTTTAACAGTCCGCTGTTTGAAGTTGAGGAGGTGGAATAGTGACATTTATAAATGCTGATTGCATGGATTATTTGCACGAATTCGAAGACAATCATTTCGATATAGCAATAGTAGATCCGCCTTATTTTTCTGGTCCTGAAAAAAGAAGGTATTATGGACGAAAGAACAGTCCGATAGGTGTTGAAAGACTGTATGAAGAACTCTCTACGTGGGAAGTGCCAGGAAAAGAATATTTTGATGAACTTTTGAGAGTTTCTAAAAATCAGATCATTTGGGGTGTGAACTACTTTGATTATCCTTTTGGTAATGGCCGTATCGTTTGGGATAAAGTTAATGGTCAGTCAAGTTTTTCAGATTGTGAGCTGGCATACTGCAGTTTGCATGATAGTACGCGACTATTTCGCTATATGTGGAATGGAATGATGCAAGGAAAATCAATTTCGGAAGGATACATTCAGCAAGGAAATAAAAAACTAAATGAAATCAGAATTCACCCGACACAAAAACCGATAAACCTCTATCGTTGGTTAGTCCATAAGTATGCTAGAAAAGGGGATAAAATACTAGATACTCACGTAGGGTCTGCTAGTAGTCTGATAGCATTTGAAGAAGCAGGGCTTGAATACGTAGGATTTGAAAAAGATCCGATAATGTTTGAAAAAGCAAAAAAAAGGCTTGAAGAATACAAAAGAAAAACCCTGGAACTTATTTCTTTGTTTGAAGTTGAAGAGGTGGAAGAATGAAACTAGAGGAACTGAAAAAAGCGGAAGAAATCAGACAACAAATTGAAGAGTTAGAAAAGATTATCAATCACAAACTAACACCGCTTGAAAAAATTTCGATAATTAGACAAAAGCCTAAGTTTAGGTTAGCAGTGAAAACAGTAACTATGTTCTATACGACGGAGACATTCATCACTTCGGAAATTTTATCGGATGCGATCAAGGAGGCTTTAAAACAAGCAGTCAAAGATTTAAAGGATGAATTGAGGAATCTAGGAGTAGAGGTGGAAGGATGAACGAGCAGTTTGTTTTAGAGCTAAAAAAATTATTAAATTGTTTTCCCGGATCCTACATAAATAGAAACCTTGAAGTTATTCTTATTCCTAAAACCAACACATACTTTTCTCTCGTTGGTTGTATCACAAAGAGAGACATAATCACAAAAGTCTTGATGTGGTGCACTAGGGACATAGCTGAAGCCAGGCCATATCAGCAACAAAAAAGAAATATCGTCTTTTATGTAGATAATCGCATGCGTTTGGAAAAATATTTAGGTGCAGACATTAATGTAAATGTGATTTATCAATGCTTGGGGAATGGGGTTGACGAAGAACTGACACAAAAATTTATAAGCAGTGGTTTTGACATGAAAATTCTGTATCCAAAGGCCAAGGAGGTGCAAGATGATACCGAAATTTAGAGCGTGGAATAAACTTGCGTCAAGAATGTATATCGTTAATGGGTTACATTTTGATAGAGGGATGGTTCAATATGCGAATAACGATAATGCAATAAGATTTATCAAACTTAAAAATATTATCCTCATGCAATCAACAGGGTTGTATGACAAGAACGGCAAAGAAGTATTTGTCGGAGATATTATAAAATGTACCAGAGGATGTCCTCATGAAGTATATCTAGAAAAAGAATATGGTGGTACTTACGTAGGAGGCATGCCAGCTATATATCTAAAAGGTATAAGAGAGGGTTATGCTTGGACTGGGGCTGAGGAGATCCTCGGCAACATCTACGAAAATCCGGAATTGTTGGAGGTGGAAGAATGACAGTAGAACAATTCCTTAAGTCTTTATCAGACCTAATGTGGTCTTGCTTTTGGGTGATAGTGATATTTTCAGGCAGCAAAAGCAACAAAAGATAGGAGGTAACATAATGAAACGACCAGACAGATACCCGTATTCTAAAAAGGAATGGATTGAAAGAACTGTCGATTATTATTGCTATGACGGTGAACTTTGTTTTTCGCAACACATTTTAGAAAATAGAATAACTGGAAAAATTAAGAACGAGGAGGTGGAGTGATGGAAGAAATTATTATGGCTACGTTGCCAAATGAGGAATTAAATCGTTTGATTAAAATTGAAATCGCAGTTGAAAATCTAATCGAGAATGGAATTCTTGATGAAGATGTATTTAACCAGTATTTGAAGGAAGCGTAAGAGGAAGAGGTAGAAATATGATAAAAAAATTATTGATCACAGTTTTTGTTTGTTTGTCTTTTATAACACTATCAGGGTGTGGAAATAAAGATATTATTGGAACAACTTTTACTTTCAAATACGCAAAAATCAGATTAGCTGACGGACGAATTGTCGAAGGTGAAGTGAAGCAATGGGCAAAATATGACAAACAAGATAGTATTCGTGTGACTTTTGAAAATGGCGAGGTATATTACACTCACTCAAGCAATGTAACACTGTATAACAAATAGACGGGAATTAAGACGGTAATATTAGTCCTAAATTGAGAGTGGAAAGAAATAGAATTACAAGAGAGGTTAAAAATGAATTACAAAATAACAGTAAACGATAAAGAAATAGAGTATGGTGCATTGATCGAGAAATCACGTTTTTCGAAAGAAGAATGGTCTGCTATTTATGCTGAGATTGTAAAACAAAATCGTCCAGAAGTTTTTGAGTGTAAAAAGTTAGACAGTGATTACATCGATGCATTTGGTGCTCTAATCGCTCTTGAAAAACGTTATGAAGCATTGCTTGAATTGTTGCCACAGGATGAGTTTTCTTACGCTGGCACACATCCAAAATGGGTAGCTGATGCAGTTGCAGAAAACACATTAAATAAGTCTGATGTAGTCTGTGATGTATCTGACATGATCGAAAGATGCGGAAGTCTAGAAGAATTAAAAAATGAACTGCTAGAATATTTCGAGGTGAAATAATGGACGAACTAATCAAAAGAATTGAAATTTGGTCAATTGATCGTGGGTTAAATAACCAAGATAGTGGCAAGCAAATCTTGAAACTGGTTGAAGAGTTTGGAGAATTGGTCCAAGGTCATCTAAAAAACAATGTCGATCAAATCAAAGACTCCATCGGTGATATGATGGTTGTCATGATTATCTTCTGCCAGCAAGAGAATATTAAAATCAAAGATGCACTGAACAGAACTTCTGTCGGACTATTCAACGAACGTCATTTGAAAGATGTTGATAGCTGTCTTAAATTCACACTGCGTCACATCAGCCAGCTTGCAGACCGTCCAAGATTTTGGCCTGAGTTAGATTTGGAAGCCCTCACGGACAGCATCGCAAATGTTGGGGGGGCTTACGATTTAACAGTAGAAGAATGTCTTCGAGCTGCTTACGAAGAAATTAAGGACCGGAAAGGGAAAATGGTCAATGGTGTCTTCGTTAAACAGGAGGACATCAAATGACCTATGTTGTAAGACAGTATGAGGGCCACTGCATGTGGGAAGGGACTCATCCAGCGAGAGCGAATGATACAGAGTTCGAAACGTTGCACGAGGCCCTGGCCTATAGAGCGACACTGACAGGCATGATTGAAATATTCAAAAGAGAGGTGATCGAATGAACCTACGAAGTCGCTATGGATATCTTATCCTGGCACTGAAACAATATCCATTTGATAAAGAAATCAAGGACCGAATTGAAGAAATTGAAGTACCTTGGAAACCATCTGATCCTAACACGGGCATCAAGAGTAACAAGACTGTGACTCCAAAAGCTTTATCAGACATCATCAAGAAAGAGTCAGATCCAGAATTGCATCGACTCGAATTGATGAAAGAAGCCATTTCTTCAGTCAAGGTTTTAACTCCAGAAAATGAATGGACTGCAATCAAAGCAATCTACATCGACGGAACTCTAACAGTTGAGGGAGCATCAATCAAATACTTGCATTGTAGCAAGTCATTGACCTACAAAGAGGTCATTGAACCGTTCTTCAACAAGCTCGAGAAAAAGATCTTTGAGTTGTCAGCCAACAGCAAATTTAAAATAAATTTGGAAAAAAGTTAAAAATCCGGCTGAAATCGTGGAAAAATTTCAAAAAAAAGGTGCTAAAATTGTATTATCGGGTAAAACCGAACCGATGGATCCTTATGAAACGGGTTAGGAGTTAGCTCAGTTGGTAGAGCGGTCGGGTTATGACCGGCGTGTCACAGGTTCGAATCCTGTACTTCTAATATCAGCCAAGTCAGCATAAGCTGGCTTTTTATTTTACCTTGAAAGGAGGTGAGTCAATGAACATTGTGGACCCAATCAGGGACAAGGATGATATCCAAGCGATGAAGGAATATCTGAGAGAGTGGAACGAAAGAAACTATCTGCTCTTTTTGTTTGGAATAAATTCTGGTTTGCGTGTAGGTGATATCTTACAAGTGAGAGTCAAAGACGTGCAAGGATGGTACATCAAAGTCAAGGAGCAGAAGACTGGGAAGCGCAAGCAACTCAAAATGACGAAGACCTTGAAGAAAGAAATCCGAGAGTACATCAAAGACAAACCACTGCATCATTATCTATTTCAAAGTCGGATAGGCAAGAACAAGCCACTCGACAGACGAACAGTTGACTGGATATTGAAGACAGCTGCAATCGAATGTGGAATTGAAAACATCGGGACACACTCGATGAGAAAGACATTCGGCTATCACTACTACAAGAAGACCAAAGATGTGGCAATGCTCATGGATTTATTCAATCATTCATCTCCTGCGATTACGCTTAGATATATCGGGATTAGACAAGACCAACGAGATAAAGCGATGTCTAATTTTGATTTATAGTTAATAATTAGACATAACGAGGAAAACGCTAATTTGTTTCATCGAATCTCCGTGGTCCATTTATTTTACTAACTTTTAAATAGTGGTGCGAATCAGACAGAATATAAGATATGTCTAATTCAAGAGAGAAAAACAAAAGGATTTTCAGAAATACCATAAACAATTTCAGAAACAACCGAATGAAACAAACATTTATTAGTGAGAAGAAAGCAAAATGGAAATTGATGTTGAGACTCGAGAGAGTCGCAGAGAATTTTATAACTCGGATTCGTGGAGGAAGTTAAGACTCGAAGCATTAAACAGAGATCATCACGAATGTGTTTGGTGTCGAGATGAGGGAAGAGTGACAAGAACTCTTCTTGAAGTTGACCACATCAAAGAGCTCGAGTATTATCCAGAACACGCATTAGATCTAGACAATCTTCGGACTCTTTGCAAGGAATGCCACAATAAACGACACAACAGATTTCAATTCCGAAAATCTTCCAGAATGGAAAACAAAAATTTCAGGACTGACGAATGGTGGGGGTGAAATTTGTCGAACGAAAAAATTTTAAGACCCCCCGGTCGAAAAAAATCGAAAAAATCCAGCGCCAGGGAACCGGTGGGAGGGGTCGATTGTCCAAATATTTATCAAAAAAATGAAGGGGGTGGGGGCTAATGGAAGAATACACAGAAAAAAATATAAAAGATTTGGAAAACCAGTTACTTTCTAAAATCGGGAATTTCAGTACACGAAAAAAGGACGCTGTCCAGTATGAGAAAGTCCATCGATATATTTATCTTGTCCGACTGCTTTATGAGTTGAAAGAGAGGCTTCATCAAGATGGCCTGGTTATCACCGTGCATAATGGTCAGCAACGATTCCAAAAAGCAAACTCGCTGATTAAGGAAATCAACACTACCAGCAACCAGCTTTTGGCCATCGAGCGATCTTTTGACTTTGAGATTGAAAATTCACCAGTCGAGAAGAAACCATCATCGGATGGGAGTGATCTATTATGATTTCACATCCTCTGATTGATGACTATATCGAACTTGCGGAATCAGGAAAAATCAAAGTCAACAAAGAACGCTCGCTCTTATTCAAGATCATCAAAGAAAAAATCTATCCAAGGGATGATTTGTATTTTGACAATATTTTGATTGAGAAATATATCCAGTTCACTGAGAAGAATTTCTTCCCACTGGCCAAGTATCAAAAATTCATCACGCCATTTATTTTTCTTTTTCGGAAAGAGGATGGTGAACCTCAATTTGATGAAATATTGCTCACTCTGGCCCGTGGGGGAGGGAAGAATGGTTTTATGTCTAGCCGAGACGCATTCTTTATCAGCCCTCTCTATCCTGTCAGAGATTACGATGTGACTATTACAGCCAACTCTGAGAAACAAGGAAAGGTCTCATTTGAGGAAGTTTATGAAACTGTCCAGCGAAGAGGACTGGAAGACCATTACTATTTAACAAAGATGTCTATTACAGGCCGAGGGAATAACTCGGTCTTTTCTTATCGGACAAACAATCCAAAGACAATGGACTCGGCTCGTGATGGCTGTCTAGAATTTGATGAAATTCACCAGTTTGAGAATGACTCTGCAGTTAAAATCCAGCGGTCAGGGCTTGGTAAGATTGCCCACGCTCGTACTTTTTACAATGGTACCAACGGGCACGTCCGTGAAGGGTTCTATGACAAGCTGATTGAGAAGTCGATGAAAATCTTGAATGGTGAACTTGATGAGTTTCGCTTATTCCCGTTTATCTGCAAGTTGGATGATCCGGAAGAAGTGGACGATATGAGCAACTGGCCTAAAGCGAATCCTATGCTGGATGAGACTACACCTTATGCTAAACGTCTGCTAGCTAGAACGAAAGCCGACTATGACGATTTGGAACTTGAGCCATCAGGCAGACAAGAGTTTATGACCAAGCGGATGAATCTCCCAGAAGCGGACCTCGAGAAAGATGTGACGACTCGTGATAAGTTGCTCGCTACTTTGAGGGATGCAGACATTGAACTTGTCGGAAGGTCATGTGTGGCTGGATTTGACTACGCAAGCATCCGAGATTTTGCATCTGTTGGCTTGCTATTTAAGGACGGCGATGACTTTATTTGGAGGCAGCACAGTTTTGCTCGGAAGACGTTCCTTGATGCGTTTAAAATCAAGGCTCCAATCCGTGAGTGGCAAGAGCAAGGGATTTTTACTGTCGTAGATGGACCAAGTATAGATCCACGGTTGCTATTAGCTAAGCTGAATGAGTGGCGCAAGCTATACAATATTGAGCTAGTCTGTGCCGATGGTTTTCGGATGGATTTGCTGAAACCGTTACTGGAAGAAGCTGGTTTTGAATTTGAATTTCTTCGCAATCCAGGGGCTATCCAATCCAAAGTGGCACCAATCATAGAGGACGGATTTGCGAATGAGAGATTTAACTTTGGAAATGATAGGTCAATGCTGTGGTACACAGATAATACCTTCGTGAAGGAAGACAAGGACGGAAACAAGAGGTTCTTGAAGAAGGAACCGGTGAGACGTAAGACCGATGGCTTCCACGCTTTTATTGCTGCTCTCTACAAGAGAGAAATCATCCAGGAGAGCACTGTTGGTGAATTCCTTGATGTGATTGAAGATTGGGATTTTTAGAAAGGTAAACCAAATGAACAAACGAATGAAGAAGAAACAAGGCTTACAGAATGAAGTTGAAATTTTGAAATCAGAAGTGGCTATATTGAAGGGCGAGTTGAATACTCTAAGTCAAGCCTTGAAGCGTCACGAAGATGCTTGTAGTGAAAATATCGAGCAGACGAACAAAGAGTTCGAAGCTATCAGGCAAGATATGAAGCGCTCGAAGAAGTCATTCTTTAAGCGATAAGGGATAAGCTCCCGGGTGGGTGGTTGGCAAAAAAATTTAAGAAAGGAGGAGGTGCCTTGGGATGGCTAAATTTATTCAAGCGTGAAGTTCCGGAACCAAGCTTTGAGTTTGATGAGCTAGAGCGGATTTTTGGAAATCTGCAACTGAAGAGCTTGTCGATTGATAAGGCTGCTGAATTTGTGGCCCGCATCTTTGCAAGGTCTGAGTTCAAATTCATCGAGAATGGGAAGAAGAAGGCTACTGATTGGGATTACCTGCTAAATGTAAGACCCAACAAGAACGAATCAGCTTCTGAATTTTGGCAAAAGGCTATTTATCGCTTATTGACCAAGAATGAAGTCTTAATCTTTCTGTCGAGTGATGATCAGTTATTAATAGCTGACTCGTACATTCGTCAAAAGTATGCTGTGTATGATGATACGTTCACATCTGTGACTTGTCAAAATTATACTTTCCAGAAACCATTCAAGATGAACGAAGTCATTTTCTTGCAGTACAACAATAATCGGCTTCAAGAGTATTTTACTCAGTTGTTTAACGACTATGAGAAGCTACACACTCGACTAGTCGAAGCGCTGGCACGGAACAATCAAATCCGTGGAGTTCTTAGTACAAGGACAAACGCAAGCTTCGACGATACGAAGCGTGCCAAAATGCAGAAATATGCTGATGGACTCTTTAAATCGTTTACAACCAAGACGGTAGCGATTGTACCAGCTCAAGAAGGAATGGAATATTCTGAGCTGACCAATACCACAGGAACGTCGAATCTGTCCGTAGATGAGCTCAAAAAGCTTCGTCGGCAGTTTGATGATGAAGTGGCTGATGTCTTGGGAATCCCTACTGCGCTGATGCATGGGGATATGGCAAACCTTGAGAATAGCCAGAAGATGTTCAACAGTTACTGCTATCAATCGCTTGTTAAGAAAATGAGCGATGGCCTGAACTTCGCTTTGTTAAGTAAAAGTGAGTACAAGGACAACAATCGTCTTGTTATTGTTGGCGAAGGTCAAAGGGATAAATTCTCACTTGCTCAAAGTATTGACAAGTTGATTTCTTCTGGATCCATGCTTATCAATGAGGTCCGTGAGGAACTTGGTCTTGAAGCTGTACCGTGGGGCGACAAGCCTCTGATCACTAAGAACTATCAACTTGGTGAGGATGTAGAGAAGGGAGGTGAGAAAGAAGATGAAAGTGATTCCGATTAAGGGAACCATTGTGTCGAACAATGACAGTTGGATTTATGATTGGTTCGGCTGGGATTATACCGCTCCGAAAAATGTCGCACTTCCGGAAACTGGTGAGGACATCGAAGTCCATATTAATTCTGGTGGCGGTGATGTGTATGCTGGTAGTGAAATCTATACCGCTTTGCGGTCCTACTCAGGGAAAGTAGTTGTTAAGATCGTTGGCATTGCTGCAAGTGCGGCAAGCGTCATTGCTATGGCTGGTGACGTGGTAGAAATTAGCCCAACTGCACAAATCATGATCCATAACGTGTCGTCACGAGTTGACGGAGATCACAACACTCTGCTGCATGAAGCTGGAGTGCTTGAAGGTTTTAATAAATCTATCGCAAATGCTTATGTCGACAAGACTGGGAAGGCATTAGATGATTTATTGGATCTGATGAATGAGACAACCTGGTTCGATGCTGAATCAGCAGTCAAGGAAGGATTTGCTGACCGTGTCATGTTTAGCGGAGAGATTGCTCCAACATTTGCTGCAAGCGAAACTCCAATGATTCCACATGACTTTATCAACAAAATGAAATCAGCAATGACTCCAGATGTTGATAAACTCGCTGAGTTGGTAGCTGATAAGCTAGAAGCTCGACAAATTGAAAAAGAGACTTTCGAAAATAGTGAATTCGTACAGAAAAAATTCAATATTCCAGAAAGTTCAGAAAATAACACAAACGAGGCTGTACCGAAAGGGTTCGGTCTTTTTGCATTTTAGAAAGGAAAAATACTAATGCCAATGCAATTATCTAACAAATTCAACGAAATTCGTCAGAACTTTTTGAACGCTGTGACAAACGGTGCACCTCAAGAAGAACAAGCGAAGCTCTACAATGAAATGATCGAGTCGATGACTAACGAAATGATGGAACAAGCTCGTCAAGCTGCTCACGAGGAAGTTTCAGCGATGAATCCTTATGACGCTAAATTGACTGCTGAAGCTCGTGAATTCTTCAATGATATCGACAAAACTGCCCCTGTGGGAGTAGAAAAACTCTTCCCACAAGAAACAATCGACCGTATCTTTGATGATATGGTTAAATCTCGCCCACTCTTGCAACACCTTGGATTGCGGAACGCTGGCATCCGCCTTAAATTCCTCAAATCAACTCAAACCGGACAAGCAGTTTGGGGCAAGATCAATGGGGAAATCCAAGGTCAATTGAAACAAGCCTTCAACGAAGAAGAAGCTATTCAAAACAAGTTGACTGCATTTGTAGTCATTCCTAAAGACTCCGAAAAATTTGGTCCTGCTTGGTTGCAATCATTTGTATCTCTTCAAATTTCAGAAGCATTTGCAGTTGCTTTGGAAGCCGCCTTCTTGAACGGTGACGGGGATGACAAACCTATTGGTCTTTCTCGAACTCTTACAGGAACCGCATCCGGTGGTAAAACAACTTATGCAGAAAAAGCTGTTGAAACAACCAAACTTACATTTGCGGACTCTGCAACTGTTGTCAAAGAATTGACAACTGTGTACAAATACCATTCTGTTAAGTCTGATGGGGATCCAGTGGCGGTTGAAGGTAATGTCGTGATGGTTGTAAACACAGCAGATGCATGGGAAGTTAAGAAACAATACACTTCTCAAAACGCTCAAGGCGTATATGTGACTGCAATGCCATACAACTTGATCTTGGTTGAGTCAGTTGCTCAAACCGCTGGCAAAGTGACTACATTCGTGAAAGGTCGCTACGATGCGCTTGTAGGTGGCGGAATCGAATTTGGTCGCTTCACTGAGACTTACGCTCTCGAAGACTTGAACCTCTACACTGCTAAGCAATTTGCTTACGGTAAGGCACATGACGAAAAGACTGCTGCGGTTTGGGAATTGAAAATTAAATAATAGGTGGTGACACCGAATGGAAGAAACTAAACAGCTTCATCCGCTTCTAGGAGCATTCAAGGAGCGGATGAAAATCTTTCATGATGCAGAGAATGCCAATCTCTCACGCATGCTCACTTCGTCAGAAAAAGCGATTCTTGATCTTACGGATTCATTCGATGCTAGCGATAGCCGTGTGGAAGAATTGATCCTTGAGCGGTCGAGATATCTCTATAATGACCAGGTTGAGTTCTTCTATGCGAATTTCCAGGGTGAGATTTTGGAACTGTCTCTTAAAAATTATCAGTAGGAGGGAATATGGTCGAAGTTTTAAAAGAGTTTTTTGATTTGAAAGAAAATGTGCTTCGTAAAGTTGGAACCACATTTGAAGCGGATGAAGCTCGACAAAAGGAACTGATGGAAAAACTACCTGGTTTCATCAATCCAGTGGTCGGGACTGCTCCTAAAACGACAACAGAAGAAGTAGCAACACAGGGCATTGAAGCCTAACTTTAAATACAAGCAACCGGAAGCAACCAATGGAGACCTAAGAACGCCTGTCACCTTCTATACTTCTAAGGTGGAGGACGGTTTGGATGGTCGTGATGTTAGCTTTGAGAAGGCATTTTTCACTTTTGCGAAAGCTTACTCGCCTAGCTTAAAAGATATTGAAATCTCCACTGGTAAATCCATGGTTGCAAAAATGACTCTGAAAATTCGAGATCCATTGACTAGCTATCAGCCAGATGTTCGACACTTCGTGGAAGTGATGGACCAGCGCTTACAAGGGAAGAATTGGAACATCATTGATGTTCGCCCTGATTATGATAATCGTGATTTCTTAATCGTAATTATCGGAGGTGGTCGGGATGAGTAGTGGTGCGACACTGGTCGGATTCGAGGAAGTAATCCGGAATCTAGAAGCGAAGCTTGGAGACGAAAAGGTGAGACGGTCTGCCAACAAGGCACTGAAAGGTGCTGCGACCGAGACCTTGGAAGATTTCAAGGGCGCCTTAGCTGTCTACAAAGATACTGGCGAGACAATCGCAAGTGCGACTGTTGGGAATGTCACTGGAAGTTTTGAAGGTGTCCCAATGGTTAAGCTTGGATTTGGTGCTGGTTCACGTTGGCGCTTGGTCCACTTGAGCGAATTCGGATATGCGAAGAAAGCACACCCTCGAGGCTTTGGCGTGATTCGAAGATTTTCAGAGGCAAACAAAGAGAAGTTTAAATACAGACTGGCTTCTAAATTGAAAGCGGAGGGACTTGGATGATTAAAGATAAATTGACCGAAATTTACAACGCCTTAAAAAGCGATGAAAATCTTTCTGGGATTTGTATCAAGTCGTTTAAACGCCCTGAGACGCTTTCTGAGAAGGATCCGAGCATTGTCATCATTCCGGTCGGCCCTCCTCTTCAAAGCGACCGTGGGAGCAATACAAGTCTGTCAAAGACTTTTCTCTACCAAATCAACGTAGAGTCTACTGATCGCATCAAATGCAAGGAATTGCAAGGTGCTGTTGAGAAAATCATGGAGTCAGAAGGCTTCTACCAAACGGACGGGGGTCTAGATACATGGATCCCAGAAATTAAACGCTATGCAGATGCTCGGACATACAGAGGAAAAAGCTCTCTATATGACGATTATTAGAAAGGAAATTTAATATGACACAACAAAAACAAGGTACAGCGACAGTCGGTTTTAAAAGCTTGACAGTTCGCATTTTGGATGGGAACCAGACTCCAACTGATGGAGAAAACCTCTTTATCATCCAAGGTAAAAAAGGGGAAGGTGCCACTCAAACAGCTAAGATCTCTGGTCTTGCTGCTGATGCTATCAAATCATTCGGAAGCAACATTGCTTACCACGTAAACAATCGTGGGGTTGGAGATGTTAAGGTAGATCTCGGGCTCTTGGATATTCCAGTAGCGCTCTACGTTAAAGCTCTAGGTTACGAAGACGACGATGGTATTCTTGATTTCGGAGCTGACACAGTTTCAAAAGACGTTGCAATCTTGCTAGAATCAAATACTGCAGATGGCGGTGGAGCTTACTATGGCTTCTACAAAGGAAACCTAGCAATGGATGCTATTGACCTCAATACGCTCAAAGAAAAAGCTGAAGAACTCGCTACTACAAACGTATCATTCGCCGCAGGCGCAAGTACCAATGAGAACACCAAGAACAAATATGGAACAATGTACTTTGGTAGTGATGAAACAAAAATCAAAAAAATGAAAGCAAAACTCGGTATGGCAGTAGCAGGCTAAAATAAAACGGGGGCATCTAGCCCCTTTGTTTTATTATCTTAACATTGTAAACCTTTTCAAGTTTTGGTAAAATAAGATTGTGGAGGTTTGCTATGAAAAAGAATAAACATTCGATTTTGATTTTATTAACTATTGCATTTGGTATTGGCCTAGTAACGATGTCAGGGCTGTTATTCTCTGCGCTGAATGAGAAATCCAAGCTAGAAAAGAAATATGAGAGTCTCAAAGAGGACAAGGAACGGATTGAGAATATCAAATCTAGATTCTTTACTTACGTCTTCGTAGTAGATCACACACTTGCTTCTGAGGCTATTGATTTCACATTAAGTGAAGGAGAATACCGCTATCAGTTCGGAGAACCCGCCCTGTTTGATCAGACTGAAATGACGGTTGGGGAACCGAAAAAAGACACTTCAGGGTTACTCGCTATGGAACATGATAAACAAGAGTACAAGGCTGTCACGGTCACCCTGACAATCAATAACAAGGACACATCAAATGTTGAATTAAACCCTAGAAAATTCTTTGCGAGTGACGAAGATGGGGAATATCTTGGATTTGACTCGGTATTTTCGAATGACAATACTGTAGCTATCAATTCGGATTCCAGCGTTGTCTTCCAAGCTGGCAAGGAAGGTCATGTGACTATCATTTTTGCAATGAAGCAAAGTAATGCGTCTAAGGATGTCACAAAGGTCGAATTTGGGAAAAATAACTGGACGAAATAAGAAAAGGCACCGCAAGGTGCTTTTTAATTTAGAAGGGAAAACAAAATGGCTAAAATTACATTTACTATGAAGAACGAGAAAGGCGAAGATGTCCTATACTCCAGTAAAGAAATCACTACTCGTGACTATCGTGACTATCTTGTGCTCAATGACTCGCTTACGTCTGAAAAGTCAGAAGTTGAAAAGTTGGACCAACAATTGAACTTTATCGCTTCGCTTTTTGAAAATGTCACAGTTGAACAATTGCTGGAGCATACAGACTTTGCTAAAATCATTGAAGTATTTATGGACATCTACGCTCATCTGGTAGGTGATGTGGACCCAAAGGGGAAACAATAGATCCCAAAGATGCTTTAAAGCATTTTTATAAATTTGTCAAAAATGTCTCTAATGGTCCGTACAATATGAGTATCAATGAGGTTATGGATATTAGCTGGGATGACTTAATCGGTATCGTTGATACAAGTAGCGATCCGGAAGACGAAACTCCGCTAGATATTGCAGACATATTTGACGGGATATAAAGTAAAGCCTTTTTAAAGGCTTTTTTTATTTCGAAGGAGGAAAAATGGCAGGTGGAACGCCACTAGGACAAATGTATATCGAACTAGGGCTGGACGTGTCAAAGTTCAATCCTAGCTTAACAAGTGCGAAGAATGCAGTGAAGTATTTCCAAAATAATGTCAAAGCACTCGACAGCACTTTAAAATCTCATGGAAATAATGCAGATTTACTGAAATCAAAGTACAAATCACTTGGTCAGGCGATTGAGGCACAGAAAAAGGTCCTCGAGCAGATGAAGAATGGATTTGACAAACTTGATCCTGGATCTGCTAAGTATGACAAAGCTGCTGCAGATATCGAGCGTGAGAATGCGAAGTTATCTGCAATGGAAGGTCAATTGTATAAAGTCGAGCAAGCTTTGAAAGCTGTTGCTCGTGAAAATAGTTTCTCCGGCCGAATGGAAGCTCTGGGGCAGAGCATCAAAAAAGGCGGAGAAAACATTCAGAACTTTGGTAAGAAAGTTTCTGATCTTGGCGGGACTTTAACAAAAGGTCTCACTGCCCCGCTTGTCGCTAGTGCTGGATTTGCGCTCAAGGCTGCAATCGACTATGAAAGCGCCTTTGCTGGAGTCAAAAAGACGGTTGATGGGACACCTCAACAGTTCGATAAACTTTCTACAAGCATTCGGAATATGGCTAAGGAAATGCCATCCAGTGCGGTTGAAATCGCACACGTTGCAGAAGCAGCTGGGCAATTAGGTGTGCCAGTCGGAGCTATCAAAGAGTTTTCTAAAACAATGGTGAACCTTGGCGTTTCAACCAACCTAAGTGCGGAAGAGGCTGCATCCTCGATTGCTAAAATCGGGAATATCATGAAGGTCTCCAAGAATGACCTGGGTGAATGGTCCAGTCATTTTGGATCTGCAGTCGTTGATTTGGGTAACCACTTTGCGACGACGGAGCGTGATATCGTCGAAATGACCAACCGTTTGGCCGCCGGAGGTAAACTGGCCGGATTGACCACTCCTGAAATTCTCGGTCTTGCGACTGCGATGAGTAGTGTCGGTATCGAAGCCGAGGCTGGTGGTACTGCCATGACACAAACCCTTACCAGTATTGGTAAGGCTGTATCTGGCGTTGGTAAAGGAGCTACTGAAAAGTTACAACTGATTGCCCAAACTGCTGGGATGACCTCTGAGCAGTTTACCAAGGCTTGGAAGGAAAAACCAGCGCAAGCCTTGCAATCTTTTATCAAAGGGTTGCAAAAAGCCACTGACGAAGGCAAGAACATGGACGGCATCCTTGACGAACTTGGAATGCAAGGTATCCGACAAGGAAATATGCTGAAATCTCTTGCATCAGCATCTGACACAATGACAGATGCGGTGAATCGCTCAAACAGTGCATGGGAAAAAAACAGTGCGCTGACTGAAGAAGCTCGTAAGCGATATGAAACAACTGAATCACAGTTGAAAATCTTTAAAAACAAGATTACAGATATTGCTATTGAATTTGGTGGTCCATTGCTGAAGGCACTAAACAGCGGGCTGGATGCTGCTAAACCTTGGCTGAAAACTCTGTCTGAGATGGCTGAGAAGTTCAGCAAGATGTCATCTGAGCAACAACAGAATATCATCAAATGGGGATTAATGGGAGCGGCCGCTGGACCTGCTTTGAAACTACTCGGTGGTGGCCTTAGGATCATCGGTGGCTTGACCAAAGGCTTTGGGAGCCTTGTTAGTGGTATCGGTAAAGTCTCTGGTGTTATCAAAACGTTTAAAGACGCTGGCTCTGTGGCTGGTGGATTTAAAGCCCTGTCCGCAAGTATTAGCGGAATAGGAACCGCAACTGCTGAAGCTAGTACAAGTACAAGCTTATTATCTACTGCGGTAGCCTCACTTGGTAGTGGTGCCACATGGGGAGTCCTTTTGGGAGGAGCTGCATTAGTTAGCTTGTCTTATATAGCTGAGAAGATAGCAGAAGCTGAGAATAGGACACAGCGCTGGGGGACGTCCGTCAGCAAGGTCCAAGATGAACAACTGAGCGGTTTCAAATCCAAGGTTGATGAAGCAAACAAGGCTATCGTCGATTTTGGAGCAACTGCTGGAAATGTCGATAATGTCAAGGCTTCTTTTGAAAAACTCAACAGTGAGATTGACAAGCTGATCGATGAGAAGAAAGAGAAGTTGCAAGCTCTCGCTAAAGAAGTCGGTATGAGTGAGGAGGTTCGTAAGAACCAAGAAGAGCAACTCGAACAAACCAAAGTAAATGTCCGGAATATGACCGAAGAGGTTGGTCGTATCTATCAAAACGCTAAGGACAACCACAGAGACCTGACTCTTGAAGAGAAAGCTATCGTCTCAAACATCCAAAACCAAATGATCAGCCAGGAATTAGACTTGCTGAATATTTCTAAGGATAAGAAACATGCTATTATGCAAGCCATGAATGGCGATGTCAAATCCATGAATGAAACTCAGCGTCAAGATGCGTTGAAAGTGGTCACAGATTGGATTCTGGAAGAAGAGAAGGTCTACGAAAAGCGCAAGCAAGCTATCAAAGAGGCATACAAAAACGATGGCTCCGCAAAAGGAATTCAAGAACGTAATCAGAAGTTAGATGAGCTGGAAGCAGAGCATCTTGCCAGAAAAGAAGCTTACCAACAAAAATATTTTGAATTAGAAAAGAACTTCCTAGACAATTACAATGGTAGATGGACTAAGGAAGCCATAGGAGGCGCTAAATCTCGTATGGGCGCATTAGGCCTCGATGTGAAGCAATTCGAAGAGTATATGCGTTCTGCTGCTGATACTGTCACGACATCATCTGGGATCGTTGCGAAGTCCATGGCTAACATGAGTAAGGAAACTTCTGAGGCTAACATGGTCTGGAACTCACTCGTATTTGATGATAAAAAGGGTGAGGTTAAGACGAATGCTAAAGAAGAAATTTCCAAGGTATTGGAAGCTGAGAATGGCTGGAATTCAATTGAATTTATCTTGAAGAATGCCAACCTTGAAACGAATGCTAAGATGCTGATTGGTGAGACTTTGGTCGAGACAGGTAAATGGAATGAGTTGACCCTCGAACAGAAAGAACTGGTTTTAGACGGTCACAAAGGTATGCAAGCCATCCTTGAGAATAAGGAGGCGCTAGCTCAGTGGAACGCCCTACCAGCCGAAGCCAAAGAGCTGTTGATGAAGAATGAGGCATTCCTGAACTCTGGAAACCTCGCTATTTCTACCTTGCAAAAATGGAATCAGTTGAGTCCTGAGCAGAAAGAGATTATTGCTAAAGATTTGGCAACTGGTGAGGTTACTAAAATCCAGCAAGCTCTTAACTTACTTGTCGGTATGAATCCTAACATCCCAATCAATGCGAAAGACAACTCTAGCAAAGTTATCTCCCAAGTAATGAACGACATCCTGAACATTCCGAAGGAGACAAAAACTAACATCAATGCGGATGCAAGTGGTGCTGAAGCCGGCAAGAACCAAGCCATTGAGGCTTATGGTGCAGTCAATAACTATCAAGTACCTACGAAACCAATCACAGCAGACGCAAGCAATGCCGTCAATGCAGGGCAAGCAGCAATCAACAAGCAGAATGAATGGAATGCAACTCCATCACCTACAAAAGCACAAACTGGTGATGCTGGTAGTGCGGTAAATGCAGGGCAAGCTGCTATTAACAAGCAGAATGAATGGAATGCGCTTTACAGTCCTACGAAGTACATGACTGGCGATGCAACTAGTGCCATTAATGCTGCGAACTCTGCAAGTGGGGCTATACACTCTGTACCGACTAGCTGGCATACAACCATCACAGCTACGGAGGTAGTCAACCGTGTCGTTAACACCGTAGGAAGACTATTCGGGCACAAAGATGGTACAGATTATCACCCGGGAGGACTTGCTATGGTCAATGACCAGCGCAATGCTGTCTACCGTGAGATGGTCACGTTACCAGATGGACGTAGCTTCATTCCAGAAGGCCGAGATGTCATCATGCCACTTCCTCGTGGGTCCAAGGTCTTACGTGCAGATAAGACAAGACGTTTGATGCAAAAACTTGGCATCCCTAAGTATGCATCTGGTATTGGTATTCCCGAAGATGCGAAATTCTTGAAAGAAATGGAAAAAGCTAATCGGGAAATCGTGCTAATTGACAATAAAGGTGACAATGAGTACGACGGTCAAAATGTTGTTGCTGAGATTGCGTTTCTGAGGTCAAGTTTAGAAAAGTTATTGACTGCTATCCTTGAGAAACCGTCAGAAACCTATCTAGATGGCAACGTTTTGGCACAAAATAGCTACCAACGCTATTCTAAAATCATGGCAAGGGAGGGAATCTAATGTTTAACATGATTATTAATGGGTTTGACACTGGATCAATCCCTCAGTGCTATGTCACTGACTACGGCGAGGAGCAAATGGCTCAGCCACGTTTTGACAACAATACAATTTATGGAGCTAATGGAGACTATCCTATCTATGATGGTGCGTATGATGGCTATGATAAGATTGTCAGCTTGTATGTAGTAAAAGAAGAACAGGTTCAGAAAATCCTTGAGCAATTTAATCAGCAGAACAATGTAGTAGAGTTTGGGCATCGGCCAGGCTCTATTTTTTATGCTGACTATGCTGGCTCAAGCTTCAGACAAAACGGCATCCATGCTTGGTCGCTAGAAATCAAACTCAAGATGCATCCTTTCCGCTATCAAAAAGATAATGCAGAAGTGGTGCTGGCGAGTAATGGGACTGTGACTAATCCTGGAACGGTCTATTCTGAACCGGTCATCATTGTTGAGGGAAATGGAGATGTGACGCTTACGATCGGTAAGCAAACCATGCAACTCAAACTAGATACTAAGGCTACTATCGATTGTCGTCATAAACGTCAGAACATCTATGACAAGAACGGAAATTTGAAGAATACCCTTCGGACTCGAGGTGGGTTCTTCGAAATTCCTGTTGGTGTTTCTGGGGTTGTGTTTGGTGGAAATATTACGAAGGTGAGAATTCAAGGGAATTGGAGGTATAAGGTATGATCTATCTATTAGACGATAACTTTCCTCTAAATTCTGCTTTTGATGATGAAATCATCCAAGAAGCGAATAGCACCTATCAACTTACTTTCAAATTTCCGACAAATGATGATAAATGGGTAGAGCTGAAAAACGAAGTCTTACTGGTTGCGGACGACTTGCACGGTGAGCAGTATTTCTCAATCTTCGAAGTCGAAAAGCAACATGGCTATATCACGGTATATGCTAATCAGGTTGCTACTCTACTGAATGGCTACTCAATCAATACTATCAGCGTTGATAGAGCAAATGGCTTCACTGTCATGAATGCGCTAGTATCAGCCTTAAAGAGGCCGAGTCCTTTCACATTCTTTTCTGATATCAGCTCGAAACATACTCTCAATCTAAAAAATGTATCGGTGATGGAAGCTCTGGTGAAAGATAAGCACTCTATTGTCGGGCAATGGGGTGGAGACCTTGTGCGTGATAAGTACAGCATCCGGCTACTCGAGAGAGCAGGAGTAGAAAACGAATCTCTCTTTGCCTACAAAAAAAATATGAAGTCCTATCAAGAGTCTGAGTCGACTAAGGAATTGAAGACAAGGATTCATTTCAGACGTGTCATTGAAAGTCATGATGAAAACAAAAAGGACCAGGTCTTTACTGCTACAATTGATAGTCCTCTAATCGATAAATATAAGAATATTTACGAAGCGGACATGGAGGTGCAAGATCAGGATGTAGTCGACCAGAAAACGCTGGAAGAGTACGGAAAGCGCTATTTCCGTGAAACTCTCTGTGATATGGTCGAAGAAAGTCTTGAAATTGATGTTATCGGACAATCTGATCAACCTGTAAGCCTCTTTGATACTGTCAGTGTATTCCATGAGCGATACAACGCAGACCTTCGCAAAAAGATTACTAAATATCGCTTCGCTCCTATGAAGAAGAAATTGGTTAGCATCGGATTTGGAAAGGCGAGTCAGTCCTTTGGCAGTGCTCTTGGAAGCCTCGTAGAAAACAAAGTCAATGAGCAACTTGATGAAAAGTTGAGTGGTCGTGATAAAGAGTATGAGGCTAAGGTCCAAAAATTAGTTGATAATGCTAACGCTGAATACTCGAAGAAAGCCACCGCACTCGAACAAGAAATCACTGATGGTATCGAACAAGCCAAGGCACAAGCCGAGGCAGTCAAAAAACTCATCTCTAATGATATCGAGAGACGCTTCCAGGAATTCGGGAGCAATGACCTTGAAGAAGTCAGACGAAAAGCAGATGAAGCATTGAGGAAGGCTGGAACATTGCCAGATGCTGCAAGCTTGTCTGCGTCTGTTAAACGTGAAATCTTGGCCAGCCCCGACCTAACTCAAAAGGTCAGCGAGACAATCCAGCAGACTGACAGTGGGACAATCTATAATAAGATTTACCAAAATATCAAGCATGACTTCACTGCAATGGACGAAATCGGACCTGTCTTGGCTGGTATTAATCAACAAATCAAGAGCCAAACAGTAGAGTTCCAAAAACTAGCCGAGTCCAACAAGCTCTACGAGCGTATCATCGGTACATCAGAGACAGACGCACCCGACAAGCTATCACGGCTTGTCATGAGTAGCGAGATTTTTCAGTCCGAGGTCGGAAAATATGCTAAAGATGACTTTAATCTTGTTTATGATCCAACGAATTTTAGCAAGTGGAAAAAGAAGCAACCCGAAGCTAATGTTGTTGAAGTTCAAGCCTCAACAAAATTATTGAGAATTACCAATTCAGGACACACCAACAATGTCTATCGTGGGTTTGCATTACCAATTACGACATCAAGTTTTACCAAAGATGAAAAACTTAGCTATCGGATTGAAGCGTGGGTAGATGTATTACCAAACGCACCTCTTGGTATTGAATTGTGGAATAACAACAGCGTTATTGCTTCCGATCGTGTGACTTTCACAAAAACTGGTACGCAGATTATCACAGGCACCATGACAGTCAATAAGACTACAACGAATTTAAGAGACTTTCCTCTTGAGTTTTGGCTGATGAAAAATGGTACTGTAGCGATCGGGAAAGTTTCCCTTATCCGTGGAGATAGACCACCTAATAAATTTACGGACAACACCTCTACACAGGATGTAGCCACACAAACACAAGTAACACAGCTTGCTGGTTCTTATGCTATTAAGAATCTTAATAGTGCAGGTGACATCATCAACGGGATCAATATTGGCGCCAATGGTAACAATCGAATTGATGGCCGTCTAACCCACATTACCGGCCAGACACTGATTGACAATGCAGTTATCAAATCTGCGATGGTTGATAAGTTAAAGACCGGAAACTTTGAATCTGGCTCTGTCACGACTCAGATTCTTGCTTCAAATGCGGTCACTGCTGATAAGTTGCTAGTGGATGCTGCTATGATCAACAAGCTTGTAACCAATCAAGCCTTTATCAGAGAGCTGGTATCCCAGAAAGCGTTTATCACACAACTAAATTCGATAGATGTTGCAGCGAAACGATTTACAGGTGAGCGTGTCCAGTCATCAGATGGATCCCTTGTATTGGATTTAATTAAAAATCAATTAACCATGACTAGTGATACAGCTGCTATTACCAGAGAGCAAGCTGGTTTTCCCACACAATTTATGCGATACGAATCCAGTGTCGAAAACGGTCATAAGCACGCTAAGACAATTATCGGCAGTAACCGAGATGGTTCCAAATCATGGAACTCACCATCATTTGCTGGCATCGTAATTGATAACAATGCCAACAGTACACTTGATAACATCTATCAATTTGGAGACCATATCCATTTTAAACACTCGCAAGGCGATGACGGTTGGCGATTTTCGAATGTCTCACAAGTTATTACGCCCGGTGTTTGGAATAAAAAATCTGAAATATGGGCTAGATCATTTGTCGTACCGAGAGAAACCAGAGGCCTTACTGACACACCAACTAAATTTATAAATCTAGTTGATAGCGTCGCAGCACTATGGAAACTTTGGGCACACGCTAAAGGACAAATGAGCATGACAGGTGCGATGCAAACCGTTGTACAAGGGTCTCTTGACGCTTGGGGTTATAGTAGACCTCATATTTAATAATTACGGAGGAACAATGAACGAAAATATTTTACTGTCAATGGTTGCTGAATTGAACAAACAATTGAGCGACAAGACGCTTGGCGAAATTGAGTTTAAGGCTCGTTTCACCGATTTACAAGCACAAGTAGCGCAACTTGCTCAAGAAGTTGAAAGCTATCGCTCTGTCCTTGAATCTGATAAAGATTTGAAGGATCTTTTTGAAGAAATCAAAAACAAAAACGAGGTAACTAAATAATGGATTATAAATTACAATTTAAATCATATGATGCAGTAGCTAACACTACCAAGGTAGCAATCAAGCAAGATTTCCCCTATCGAGTATTTGAAGAAATCCTCCCAAACAATCGCATGACTGAAGATGATGCGACATTGATTGAAGCAGTGTTAAACATCGTCCGCATGGAACTTGACACATCTGGAGCAGTCGTAGCAATCAAGAAAGAGTTAGACAAATCTGTCGAAGCTAACAATGATGCTATCGCTAAAATCCAAGCTCTAACCAAGGACAACGAAGAAAAAGCCAACCAAATCCAGAAGATTAAGGACGTTGCTGATTGGAATCTTTTAGCTCGTGTAACAGATATTGACAATCCGATGGATCCTACAATCTTTAAGCGTGGACTTGAGTTAGTAGATCTTGGACAAGTTGGTAAAACATATCAACCACAAGAAATCTTTACGATTGAAGATCCAAACCACACAGAAGCATTTGGTGAAGGCAAGCGTGTCATGATCCAAGTGACCGAACCATTTACTTATCAGGGCGAAACTTTGGAGCAGTTAAACAATCTTTACCAAAATGGTAAGATTGGCATCTGGAAATGGATTAAACCAAAAGAAGAGAAGGAAGAGAAGTCAGGACAACCTTCTGGTGACCTTGAAACTCAACCAGTGTCGACAGCTACACCACAACCAGTACTTTAATGAGAGAGGGGCGTGATCTATGATCCACTTTACACCCGAAGATATCTCGATGATGGTCGGATTTGTCGGGATCTTACTTGGAATTTACGGCAATTTTAAAGGAAATGTCGTGGCACAAGAAAAACGCATGGTCGTTATTGAAAAAGACATCGAAAACATGCGTGATTTCCGTCTTACGGCTGTTAGACGACTTGACAACCACGATGAGCAGAATAAGTCTCTTTTAATCCTCGCAGAGCAGGTCAAAGCCTTGAGTGAGGATATGAAGGAGCTTAAAGCATTAATCCAAAATAAAAATAATTAAGAGGTAACACTATGAAAATCAACTGGACTGTACGTTTGAAAAACAAAAACTTTTGGCTCGCTCTTGTGCCAGCTCTTGCATTGCTCTTCCAGGCATTTGCAGATATCTTTGGCATCAAGCTGGAGTTCGGCCAAACTGTTGATAAAATCTTGGTATTTGTCAATGTACTGTTTGCTGTCTTTGTTTTGGTCGGTGTCGTTAATGACCCTACCACAACAGGTCTAAGCGATAGCAAGCGTGCGCTTAACTATTACGAGCCAAATGATGATTAAGAGAGCTACTCTCAAAGCAACAATCTTTTTGTTAGCCACTGCCTATTTTTGGGTGGTGGCTTTTGATTTAAAGGAGAAATAAAATGGTAAGAACTATTGACTTGATCAATCATGTAAAAGCTAATGCTGATGCTGGAGTAGGTGCTGACGCTGACGGATGCTACGGAACACAATGCGTAGACGAAGTAAATGATTTATCTATTACTTTTTTTGGTAAATCTTTGTGGGGAAATGCGATTGATTTGCTCAACTCTGCTAGAGATGCTGGCTATGAGGTTGTCTACAATGTTGTGGGTGATGTGTCATCTGCTCCTCGTGCTGGTGCAGCATTCGTCCAAGATACAACTTATATCGCAGGGCATCCTTACGGGCACACAGGGCTAGTCATTGAGGACTCAGATGGATATACCATGCGGACTATCGAGCAGAATATTGATGGTAACGCTGATAGCTTGTACGTCGGTGGCCCAGCACGCTACAACACACGCAATTTTGATGGCATCGTAGGTTGGTTCTACTTTCCTGTAGATGATCAGCCAGCAGAAGTAACACCTATCACCCCAGCTGAGCCTCTCACGGTTGATTCTAATGTATTCAATCCAGAGACAGGCACATTCACAGTCGAAGTCTCAGCGCTTAATGTACGTGCGTCTGCTGGGCTTGCTGGTGAAATTGTAGCAGTGTATACTGCTGGGATGGAAATCAATTACGACGGCTGGTTAGATAACGATGGTTATATCTGGATCACTTACATCGGTGCATCTGGCAATCGTCGCTATGTGGCAGTCGGTCAATCAGAGAATGGTCAACGGATTACAGATTTCGGGTCATTCTCTTAAAACAAGGAGGATTTAATGACATTATTAAATTCTACGAATCTAAAGCAATTCGAAGGAGGGGCTGTCGTCAAACAAGGCGATAGCGCCTCTTTATTTGGATATGAGTTATTAGATGAACGATGCAAGCCTGTCAATGAGTTGAATGGGCGAAATGCAACTATTAGAATCTACAATTCGAAAGGTAAGCTCACATTTGAAAGCCTTGTCGAGAAATCAAAAGTGACTTTCAAACTTGAAAAAGTTTTGCCAATCGGATCATATCTAGTCGAGATCGTGTGTGGTGGATACATTTTCCCTAGTGATCGTTCTGCGAGATTGGAAATCACACGTTCAGCAGATGAATTTACAAGCGAGGAAGTCCTTTCGCTTGTAAGAAACGATGTCAAGACTGAAATCGACAAGTACATCGCGGAACATCCAAACGGCCCACAGACGGAAGAGCTCCCAGACTTAACCGTACTCTATAACCTAGCTAAAATTTGAAAGGAAGAAATATGACTTTAAATACAGAGAAACTAACATCTTTTGCTCAAGCAGTCGGAGCTGACGTAAAAGAAATCAAGACCACACTAGCTACCAAGGCAGACAAGTCTGAAATCGGGCAAGGTGGAATCACGCAACAGCAACTTGATACAGCTATTCAAGGGGTTAAAACAGCAATCCTTGGCGAAGGTGTACCAGAAGAGCTGGACACTCTTAAAGAGATCGCTGAAAAAATCAAAGCTGGTGAAAGCCCAGATAGCGCGATCGTTCAAAAAATGACCGAACTTGGGCAGAAACTTACTGATTTGGAAAACTTGGATTTAGTGGCAACATATACAGCCGCGAAAGCGTGATTGCATGAATAGCATTATCGACGTAATCAAAGCTATCGGCCGAGATATTAAGGTGCTGACTTCGAAGCAAGCTGAATTCCTGAAAGAAAGCAAAGTCCACGGAATCATTGACGAAAAGCTAAAAAACAACGGAAATCCGTTTGTTACACGTTCTGAAATCCCAGCGGTTGATACCACGCAACTAGCGAGCAAGAACGACTTGGAAGAACTCAAACGCTAAGTCGGAACGAGCGGAAACACGACCACGGAACTAAAAGGCCAAGGCTTCCCATATGCTCTTGATGCCGAAATCGGAGTGACCTATATTGACACCACAGCGAAAAACGGAGCCTTTAAATGGATCAAAAAACGTGCTGGTGCTGGTCGTGAAAAATGGGTTATTTTAGCTGGCGACACGGGAAAAGTTCGGGCAAGAAATATCCAGTCAGCACTTGGTGCGTCTTACATGGAATTTAGACGTATCAACTCGACCGTAGAAATCAATTTTGGCGGTCTATCTTGGGGTTGGTTTGGAATCGTGAGACGAGGTGCGCCTAGCTACGTTCCTCAAGGGTCAGATCGTGAGCGAAACGTGGTTATCTTAAACGTTCAAGGAATCCCAGTTGGCTTTCGTCCGATTGGGTCAAAAATCGGTATGATCACCAATGACAAAGGCAAACGTCTTGGCACTTGGTATCTCGGTGGGTCTGGTGACGGAAACCAATTCCGTCTGCAATTCGACGATCCAGTACCAACAGATCGTGATATCGGGGATATTCGCTTTTCCAGCGTGGTATATATCACGGACGACCCGTGGCCGGAGACTTTATAAGATAATTTAACCCTCCCGATTTGGGAGGGTTTTTTTGTTGCGCTTATAACGGCAATTTTGAAGATTGTCTATTATAACGGCAACAAAAAAAGCCCTCGGGCTCGTTCTCTCAATTATGCGGGCAATGAATACGAAATTGAATACGTCTTTTTTTAATTGATAGAAATTAATAGGAACTATTATTTCTTTAAAGTATTGATTTTACAAATGATGATAAACAATCGGCATTTAATGGTAACCATAGATTGTTTTTGATATAAACAATTCGACCTTACAACCGCAAGGGTTTGAGTAGGTTGAATACGAAATTGACTACGACATGAAATTTACGAATTTTTCAACCACGCTAAAACGTTGATTGTCGTTTATGTGCGTGTATAGATCAAGCGTTGTTTGAATGTTGTTATGGCCTAATCGGTCTGATATCTCTTTTGGTTGGATACCAGATTCAAACAATAAGCTAGCGTGTGTATGCCGTAGGCCGTGAGGGGTGATAGGTTTTAAACTGTATTTCTTAATGAATCTTCTAAGTTTTTTTGAAAATTCATTCGGTACGAACATAGTACAGCACGAATTGGTGAAAATTAAATTTTCACCTTTTAAAAATGATACGCCGTTTTTAAAGTATTGCTTTTTTTGTTCTAACTTCCAGCACTTCAAAACGCTAATAGTATAATTGTCAATAGGTATAACACGCTTACTTGCTTTGGTTTTAGGGGTTTGTAAAACTTGCTTTCCGTCGACATAGACGGTGGTGCGGTTTACTGATAAAGTCTTTTCTTCAAAGTCAATATCAGACCATTTAAGGGCTAGTGCTTCGCCACGCCTTAACCCCGTATAAGCGATGGTATGTAAAAGAGTATAGAATAAAGCACTCTCTTTTTTCGCCAATTTTAGAAAAGTGTTTAATTCTTCTTTAGTGTAACAGTTGTCTTTCTTTTCTACTTCTTTAGCTTTGGGCTTGATTACTTTGTCAATCGGATTGCTTTTGATAATATCCAACATGACGGCATACTTCAGAATACGATTGATGATTGAAGTATAGTTGGCATACATGGAATATTTTTTACTTAATTTAATAAATAATGTTTGGCAGAATACGACAGTTATTTTGTCTACGTTCATGCCTTCAAAATATTCAGCTATCATATAATCAAGTTTTTGTTTCGTGTTGAAAGCCGTAGAAGCCTTGACGGTGGTTTTATAATTCTCATACCATAAATCAGCAACATCTTTAAAGGACATCTCGGATTGGTTAGAAGAAAGTCCGTTCTCTTCCACGTCAAGCAACAAATTTCTTTCGGCTTGTTTAGCTTCTTTAATGGTTTTGAAGCCCCGGCGAGTGGTTCGTCGTTCTTTACCAGTTATGGGATCTATCCCGAGATAAGTTTGAAATAAGTAACGAGTCTCCCCGTTTTTGGTTGTATATTTTTTTATCATGTCTTTCCTCCGTTTTGGCTTGCCCGCACAATTGAAAGAACGAAATGATTATGATATACTTAACTTATAATTTTTTATCTTGTTTCTCCTTCGGGCTTGCCCCGAGGGTTCTTTTTTTATCCGATCAACGAAAAATATTCATCAACGACCATGATCTCGTCCGTGGTCGTTTTTAGTTTATGCCGTTCCATAAAGCGAATATAGTTGAATTCGTGACTTTCGTCTAGCTCCTCACGAATAAGAGCCCGTATCATAGCCCTGTTCGCTTCATTTTCACACAGAATCGGGTTAATGGTATATTGGGCCTTGGAATGATTTAAGTGAGCTATTTCGTGCAGAATGACACGTTTTTGAGCCTCCTTAGATAGTGACTTGTTAACGAAGACGATCTTCAATTCATCAATTATCATTCCCGGACGTTGCCACAATTCGTTATCAAAATAAGCTAGTGTAACACCGTGCGAGTCAACTAACTCTTCAATAGTCATAGGCTATCTACCTCTCAAGTATATTTCTATGATGTTTTGAATCGCGTCAATATCTTTTTCTGTAAGTGGCTTCCCATCGAATGTCTTTGCATTCTCTGCCATTTTACGCAGATCCTCAGAGGTATACCCACCGATGGTTTCGTCCGATGCGATCCGTGGATTGTCTGTTCTGCCAAGCAGATAGTCGGTGCTGACTTGGAAGTAGTCGGCGATTTCTGATATTCTCTCAGCGTTAGGTTTTTGAGATTTCAACTTATAGAGTGTATTTCTACTGTAACCTAAATCCTCTTCTAGTTTAGTGAGAGAAATTCCCCTTTTATCAGCAAGTTATTTAATTTTTTCGTATGTCGGAAACATTGTTAAATCAACCTTTCAGAAGCATAACAAAAAATATTTCAACTTTTTAGGTGTAAAACTGTTGACAAGACACCTAATTGGGTGTAAAATAGTTTTTGTAAGTTAGCGAGTTAGTAAAAAACGAAGTTAAAACTTATCTAAAAA